GTCGTCATCGACGGCACGTCCATCTCGTTATATGACCGGCGGATCTTGTTTAGCGCGGTTACCACACGGGCATCGCCTGTAGAGCTCGCTAACGCCTCCAGCTCGACATCGTTGATGACGCCCGACGATTGCATTTTAAGCAGCCATTTTTCGGTAGACTCGATGATCTTGTCGCCATTGCGGCCGAGCAACGCTTTTTGCTCCGCGTGACTTTTGGCGACTTCTTCGTCAATCAGGCCATTTGTTTCTTGCCACAGCGTCAGCAGTTTTTCGGCGCCATCCTGGCTGATTCCTTCATCTTTCAAGATTCCCGAAAAAGACCCGAGCAATTCGTCATCCTCTTCGCCCATGAGGTCGGGGTACGAACTAAAATCGTACTTGCCGTCTTTAGGTGCCTTATGCTTGCCGCTATCCATTTTCGCACGCAAGTCGCTGTACGCCTGGGCCAGCTTATCCGTCTCAACTTCGCCGCTTTCGGCGTTCCAGAAATTTTCCGGTATATTTTCAGGCCGGTCAACTGCGGCCACAGGCGGATCGGTCGTGATGCCATCATCGTCATCATCTACCATGACGGGGATTCCCTCAGGCGCATCAGCCGGCGTGGCGGGCTTTTGCGGCTCGACATTAACCAGGGGCCGTTCGTCATCAACAGGCGCAGTTTCAGCAGTCTGTGGATCGCTCATTTTTCACTCCGTGCTCGTTGCATTCGTCGCTCGATATCGCGCACCAAACTGTTCTGCCCTTCGCGGGCAAAGCCGTGAGATGGATCCTCACCCGGGAACCAGGTCGGCTGTTCAATTGTTGTCTGGCGCAAATGGGTTAAAAGTTTTTTGCCGTCGCGGGTCGAGAAAACCCGGAGGAACAATTTGTCGAGATCGCTGGTCGTCTCAACGGACGGCTTTGGCGTTTGAAGTAAATTGTCCCAGCTCATTCTGCCGGCGCCTCCGCTGTCTGGGCTTCGGCGGCAGATTCGGCCATCTGTTGCATCGCGGCCATCATCTCGGCTTTCTCGTCGCCGGTGGTCAGCACTCGCGCCGGCACGCCCAGGCGATCAGCTATAAATTCGAGTGCACGCTCCTGATTGAGCGCAATGGCGCCTGACGGCCCAAACGACTGCGCTACCTGGGCAAATTGCAGAACGCTGTCCAGCTCTTCCATGTTTTGAGCTTTGGCAAGTGGTGACACCGGGATAATTTTGACCTGGCGCCCATCAACGCGCATACCGGCCATATCGATCAGATTTTCCTGCTCCATGACATGCAGGATCCGTTTGACCAGCGGCACCATCGCCTCGGTGATCAGCCGGCCGAAAGATGCGCCCATGTTATTGGCTAATTCAGTCATCCTGGCGCCAACCTCGGTCGCGGATCTGGCCGACATGGTATCGGGCGGCAGGGTGTCATCGAGCAACGTGCGCTTGATCGACATGCTCAGATCATTGATCACGATCTGCGCCAGGTTGAAATCGCCGGCGCGGGCCAATGGCACCAGGCTCGGCCCCTGCGGACCACCGTTACGCGCCACCGGGATAACCGCACCAGGCTCGATATTGATGTTTTGCGGGTTCAAAACGCCATCGTCCGCAGCCGTATACATCCCGGCGATGGCCAGCGAAGCATTTTGCAACAGCATCCGCTTGGTGGCGTTGAGGGTCAAAATATCGGGGAGTGCAGTGCACAATGGGCCGCGCCCCCAGATCTCGCCAGAGCAGACCATCCAGCGCGCGATGATCCACATCGAGCTGTCCAGCTCACGGTAGACGATCTCCTCGCGCATATCCGCCGCAATGACGTGATAGCACCAGTAATCGTCTTTGATGGAGTAGATCGTGGCTTCGAGCAGATCTATATCTTCGTGCGGCTTCGCATCGACCATCTGCTGAAGTCTCTCGGGCAGCTTAGCGTCGGGCCACTGCTGTTGAATCGCCTCGCCCTTTAACCGCATTTTACGGTAGACGTTATCGATGGTGCCGTGTGGGCCTTCCTCGAAAGACACCAGATATTGCGGGACAGCCTCGAACCGCACCGGTGTGGTTTCATCGCCTGGCACCACCATCATCACGGCAGTCCCCACTGCGAGGTCGAGCAGAAATTCACTCATCGCCAGGTCGAAATTCGTCTGCCGCAGAACGGCGAACATCCGTTCGTTATACATATCCAACGCCAGATCCATCGTCTCCTTCGATTCGGCCGGGACATCATCGCCCGCCATCAGCCGGCACCAATGCCGATAGGGCGGGAACATGGTCGCCTGGATCCGGTTGGAAAATCGCTGGGTCGAATTGATTGCGGTGCTATCAAACACGCGATCCATTTTGGATTGTCCGGCGGTGCCGCTCTCCCAATGCCCCGCGTGGAGATTTCGCTGGGGCAGCGCAAACTCGTAGCATTGCTCGATGATGTTGCGCCATTGCTGTTTGCGCGCCTCGGCACGCTCGAACCTTTCCAGCACTTGCTTGACGTTTAGATGCATGGGACTAACCCAGAGTTGTCGTTGTCGTGTTCGGCAAGCCAAGCTGCGCGTTGGGCCGGGTCGATGACAGCAGCAGCCGCATTCCGCCACTGGTTCCCTTCGCCTTCCGCTTGGCGCGCTTCTTACGCTGCTCGATGATCACTTTTTCGACCTCGATCTTCTCCTCGGCCTCCGCTTGAGCTTCTTGGGCGGCGACCTGTTGCTCTTGCACCGCCTGGGCCTCCGTGACCTGTTGCTGCGGCGGCGGGAGAGGCTTCTTCCTCGGCGTTGGATCCGGGACAATCGGGCGTTTCTTCTTCATCCCGAACCATTTACTCACCTTTTTTACGAAATTACTCATCGGTAGACCCTCGCCATCATGACATGATCATTTCCGTTGATGCCAAATTTACGCATCACGCCTTCGATTTCAAATTTACACCATTCGGAGTATCGGATGGCTGACGTGAATGATACATCAACGCTCATTTGGCACCGGCGCAGTTTCATCGCGGTCCCGAGTTGGTCAAAGAACATGCGGCTATTGCGCCCCATTAACACCTTGTAGGCGGTAATACGGTTGTCGGGCAGCAGCCATGCTTCGGCAACGCCGGGGAAAATCTCGACCGCACCAAAGCACATAAGGACTAGACCATCCACCATGATGGTATAGGCCGGTCCGCATTCCGCTTGAGCCTCGAGTAATCCGTGCGCCCCGGGGAAAAGGTCGAAGTCCTGCTGCTGCGTATCGTTAAGACGCATCCCAGCAAGATGTGCAATTCGAAATGGTACCAGCGCTGCGTTGGCGTCTAATCGAGGCTTGAAAAACACATCAGGTTCCTTTAGGATTTATAAATCCCTTGTTCGCCAGACCTCGGGATGGGCGCCGCCGTGGGTTTAAAGGCTATTGCCTACTCCTCCTCCCTGCTGGTGGCGCCCACTTTTTCACCCAGACGGGCAAACCCAAACGACACGGCGCCCTGCGCCAGATCAATTGCCCCCGCCGCCACGCCGGCCAGCCATTCGGCCATCTTGCCCGGGTCGCCGGCACACGCTTCCGCAGCCTCCGCAAGAAGTTGGTCGACCAGATCGCCATTCATAGCACCGCAAAATCCATCTTTGCCCTGATCGGCTTATTGTTCATGGAATTATGAGCGCCGCGAACCAGGCGCCTGTGCTCCCCGCCACCCAGCAATGCGTAGGCAAACGCATCACCCACATGAGAATGCTGATTCTTGTTCGGAACATCACGAAACCGATCCGTGCCACCGCTGATGCCAATCCGCTTGAAGTGATATCCGCCCGCCAGGCTCTTGCGCAGACGGCGGCATTTGCTATCGACCAATAACCCAGGCTTACCGGCGATCAACCGCAGCATCGGAGCAGCACCCGCCTCACGCCGCACCTGGAAATCATTCGATGCAGTTGGCTTGGCATTCAGCCCGAGCGTGCGAAGATGATCGAAAGATGTCACCTCGAAAATCTGGTCACGCGCGGCGCCAGCCGGGTCGCCCCAGATCTGCGGTTCTAATCCCTGGAACCTGGTATTCAGCTCATAAAGCAAATGCTGGCCAAACCGCTCCAGGCCCATATCCTCGGTCACCAGCTCATGCAGGAATTTCCAGGTGCCCGA